GCTGCTACTTGGTTTACCAGGGCTGTTTTACCAGTTCCTGATTGACCAACTAGATACGTAGTGTCTCTTGACGTTATTGCCTGAAGTAGCTGTACTAGCTCTTCTTTTGGAAAGACATAGTTTGGATTCAAACTAGGAGTCAGAACTCCAGGAGTTGCAAAGCCAGTAACCGCGATATCTAAGTAAACTGTATTTCCCTTCGAGTCTTTTACAGACTCTCCCTGGCTCATCTTTACGCCAGTATCAATCTTAAACGTATCTCTTACGGAGAATGACTTAGTCTCTCTATTAGCTCTGTGTGGAACAACAGAAATAGCAGCATGAGAGAGCTGTGTGTGGATGTCCATTATAGTATGTCCCACTCCGTTTGTTCAACTATCGTCGGGGTCTCTAGGGTCTTGCGAGTTCGTACGTATTGGGTTTGTCCGTTGAGGAAAGACAGCTCGGTACCTGTAGGCACAGCTACGAGTGCACCTGACAAGACTATAGGTAAAGTGTCACGCTCGTCAAGGTGGCGAGAGTGCACCTCCACATTATGTTCACGCAACAGCGTGCGAATACGACTAACTGCAGCTTTTATGCTGGGCATCTCTAAGTCGTACTCCAGGAGTTTAACGTTCGAAGGCAGTATCCAACCAGCAGGAAAGTTGTACTTGTTACCGTGAGACAGTAGTACAACCAACTTGTTTGCCTTTGCCAGGGAATCTACTACTTCGTGATGCTTTTCATTCTCAGGAAGTACGGTTGGGTCCTTGACAAACACGATGCGGTTTAAAACGTGATCTGCCATTTGCTGTACTCCAAAGTATTGTATGTATCCACACAATCCTCTAGTGCCAGCTTAAGCATATCAGCACCGTTAATTTCTGCAAGTGTGTTACCTGCATCCATGTGTGCAGGCCAGCCGGTCATGCGACTAACATACACTTTTCGGAAGTGCATGTGCAAGTCTGGCACTGCACGCATTATCTCTTTGCGTGCATCTCGCCTATCCCAGAACACTGTGACCTCTTCAACTCCCCATGACTTTAGGAGCAAGATCTGTTCTAGTGAAATCTTTTTTGAAAAAGTGGCGTATGATGATGTTTCTGGAATTCTACGAACCGCAAGCGCGTCAAGAACTCCTTCAACAAGTATAGCATGATTTCCATACGGACGTACATACGGCCAAAAAGTTTTTGCTAGCTCTGATTCCGGCGCTGAGAGGTACTTATCGCTGCCTGCGTAGGCTGGATCAATGACTCTAGCCTGCCATGACACGAGGGAATTGTCGCCACCATAAATAGGAACAACCACACGACGACCAATATTGCCTCTTCGTTTTCGTTTTGAATCATATACAGCACACGAATGTTCTGGTACGTAATGAAACCGTACTGCCTTTATTTCTTTTTCAGTAATGCCACGAGAGATCAAGTAATCCCAGAATGGAGCGTTTTGTTCGTCTCTAGAAGTGAGAGGCTTGCACGCACTTGGAAGACTGCGAATAGTTTTGATGGGAGTGATTACTACCGGCTCGGATATCTTTGTCTCGTCCAGTTGCTGGATTAAGCACATCGGGTCGTCAGGTGTGGTACGTGCGTACTCTTGCACCAAACGTTTGATGGCTAAGTGCTTAGGCGTGTTCTCTGCCTTTGCTACAAAATCAAAAGTGTCGTACTTACCCGAAGAGAAACCACATTTGAAGCAATTAAACTTTCGCTTGGTCGGATTGACGTACAGCTTGAAGTCATTGTCGCCACAAGCAAAGCAGCAAACACGAAGCTCCTCGCTCGGTGTGTGCTTCACGTCCAATGTAGCGTGGAGGTATCCGTCCCAGTCAAAGTCTTCTTGAACTCTGCGAAACAGCATGAAAACTCCTAGTGGCTCAAAGAGGTTCTGGAGGCATCGGAGATACTCTCTGTTCGTGAGGCAGGATGTAAGGACTCTCCCATATTCGCTTAAAAGGAATCTTCTTTGCACATTGTCCACAATCCGCGTGCAAGAACTTAGAAGACCTACGATCCCACGCAGCACTAGATTGCACGGCTCCGTACACAGCTGTTCCCTTGTCGTCTTGTGAAAGGTAAGCGAACGCCACTTTCAAATTGTTCGCGTAATGTGCAACTACGAACTGGTAGAATCCGCAACGCGCACACTGTAGCGCACCAGCGGGAAGTTTACCAAGCACCACTTGTAGGTCGTACACACAATTGTGACAAATCACTTTGTCACTGTTATCTGACTTCACCGCTAGCTTTTCTACTTTAGTTCCACAAAAGCTGCACTCGTGTTCTTCGTTGACGGCAGTTAACATTTGTTTATGCGCCCAGGTTAGAAAGTCAGTCAAGGACTACATCACCAGTTGCAAAATCAGGAATTTGAGCAAGCTCTTCGTGACGTTCGCCTGCTTCGATCTCCTCCACAGTAGCACTCGCCTTTCCGCTCTGCAAAGCGGAGTCTTTAACAGGACCAGCGTAGAACTGCATGTGCCCGAAATCTGTGGCAATTTTCACAGTGCGAAGCGCAGGACCATTTCGGTTCTTGTTTATGAACAGGCGCATGACCCCGTCTTCCTTCTCATCCTTGGTCTGTGCCAAGATAATTGACATGTCAGCAGTGTATAGGCGGGAGATAGACCCTCCAATTCCCGTCTCGTCTGCTGTCTCCATTGCCATACCAGAGCGGTTAAGCTGCAGAGCGGACCATATGCGCGTGTTAAACTCCTTTGCCATACCTCGCGTAGCCTTAGCCACGGCCGCTTGCTCTTGGTTCACGTCACCGTAAGTGCGATGAGGCTTCATCAAATCTAGGTAGTCAATGATGACCAATCCAGGCGTAACACCAATAGACGCTAGTTGCTTGTAGTGCGCTTTAATAGTGTGGATGGTGGCCTCATCTTCTGGATACTCCTTGATTATGAGGTTGTTACCGAAGCGTTGGTGATACCCATGAAGCTGCTTGTACGCAGCGTCGTTCATGGATTTCAAATCGTTAGGCTTGATGTGACAAAACAAGGAGTCAAATCGGTCAGCGATGTCTTCTGCAGACAGCTCCAGTGTATAGTAAACGACCTGTTGGCCAAGAAGGATAGCCACACGACCTAACCATTCAAGGAAGATGGACTTACCACGACCTGAGCCGCCGATAATCAAGCCCATCTGCTTGGTCTTAAGACCACCAAAAGTAAGCTCGTCAAGCTCGGCAATACCGGTTGACAGCTTTCTTTCTTCCTCCCGAACTAGTCGGTTGTTTAGGCGTTCTTCAAACTCTTTGAAGTAGTTCGTACCTACAGTAAGCACGTCCATTCCTGTGTTACGTGCCTTTTCTACAACCTGAACTACCTCATCCCAGCGTTCTTCCTTTATCAAGTCCAATGAGTCAAGGATAGCCTGCTTCATGGACTGCGTGCGAATGAACTTAGCAAACGTATCTTGTATGTGCTGTTCTTCGAACGGTAACGGAGGCTTTACGATGTGAGCGTAATAACTCGCGACCTTGTCAACCTCGGACTCTTTGATGACTTTGGTCTTCGCTGCTTTGATTAGCTCTTCACGAAGCGTAATCGGAGTAAGCGGAATATGGGCTGTCTTTATTTGTACAAAGTACCACTGCAATGCTCTGTTTGCAAAATGGGAAGCATCTACAGTTTCTCCAGCTATCTCTCGAAAAGAAGAGTTAGCCAACATGTAGGAGAGTACCCGTGTTTGGTACTCTTCCGTATACATCAGGGGATTTTCAGCCATTAGACTTGACTTTCTTCCACAAGGGGTCTGCGTTCAAGAACTTATCTGGAAATACAGCTAGACCGGGAAGAACTAAATTACGGTACACTTCTTCTCTAGACATCTTTTGTGCCCGCATCAAATCAGTCATTTGCTTTTCACACCTACGAAACAAATCACCAATAGGTATGTTCGCCTCTATATTGGAAGTTCGCACCTGTACAGGTTTTACTGATGCAGCGCGAACAACTGCTGCATCAGTAGTCAACTGCACTGGCTTTGGTGCTGTACGAAACTTCTCGTGAAACCAAGTAAACTGTGCACGTAAGAAAGTCTCCAAGTCAACTCCTGAGGCTTTCAGAGCTGAAGTAACACGCTTCCAAAGCGACAAGCCCTTTGGAGTGAAAGCTTGTCCAGTCATACCGTGGTATGGCTTGCGTGTGTACTCTTCCAATAAACGGTAATACGCCGAACGGGCACAATACTCTTCCAGGTGTTCAGTGTGGAGTTCCGTCTCTCCATTAAGCAATGCGCTAGTTTTCGTGGCGATATTTGCCACCCTGCGCTCATGGTTTTCAGTAGCTGCAATGCTGCGGTTCAAGGTTGCAAGGCGCTGCGCCTGAACCATGGCGATTATATCTACACCCACAGTCACCTCTTGGTCATGAGAGTTTCGTACGCTGTTTTTGCTCGCATGAACGCTTCGGAGTCCCCCCCGTGGTCCGGATGCAGTATCTTTGCGAGTTCCCGCCAAGCGGCCTTTATAATAGCCGGTGGGGCAGTGGGTAGCAAGTGAAGAACCGCGTAGGGGTCGGAAGGCTGTTCAGTACTAGCTGCGGCTGAGGCATCTATCTGCCTAATACTGTCTACATACTTTTCGTGCACATACCATACCCCGTTCACCATATTACGGTATGCATTGGGTATGGAGTACTTTATGTAGCGGAGTACTAGCTTGGTGGGGTGTGATACTCTCCACCAACCAATCCAGTCTCCGGATTGTATTGGCGTCAAGTCCATCGCAGCGATACCTCTTCGGTAGTGCGATAATTTCTGTTGTGGCTACCGATCGCTATTTGCGTAGGTCTGTACGGATTCTGAGGCTTTCCAGGAAAGTTTACTTTAGACAGCCTGCGGAGTCTAGACAACGCCAAATACGGAATGTCCACCGGCAGGGGAGACGACACTGCCATGGCGTAGCGGTTCATTTCTTGAACCTCCACACTCAGAATGCCTTGTGTAACGTCGTTGTGAATAAGAAGACCAGTGAACTTGCTTAGGTCGTCCAGGCTATATCTAGCTGGTGTACTAGGTACATAACGAAAAGGCATGCCTGTAGCTGCGTTTCGGTCTTTTCGCAACGCAAACCCCAACTTCATCCAGCCGAGAAGTTCATCTCCTGGGCGGAGGTCCGTTACTTTCAGCATCTTGCGTCCAAATCTTTCTTACTAGTGCTACATCAGGCCCACTCTGAATCAGAGGAAAACACTCTTCCTTCTTGTAGTCTTCCCAACGCTCCAAACTATGCTTGAGCAGGTAATCATTGGTGAAGTTGGCAAACTCTACTGCAATTAGTTTGCTGCCTCGCAAGCCTCTACCCAGGCGCTGCATGGTCTTGATCCGGCTCTTACGGGATCCGGCTAAAATGAGAGCATCAATTGTAGGCACGTCCACGCCTTCATCAAGGATTGTACTTGCCACTAGTACTGGCAACTTTCGCTCACCGAAGTCTTTTAGCGCATTGGCACGAACTTCCGTAGCTTCTTCACCATGGATAAACAAGTGCGGGATGAATACATCTCCAGTAGCTGTCCACAAAGCCTGGTCGATTGCTTTGCCATGCTCAATCTGCTCACACAGAATCAGCGTACTCAACCCAACCTCTTGAAAAACCTTTGTCCATTCAACGATGAGATTGAGTGCATTAGGATTGTCCACTACCCCTTGTTTGTAGGCAGACGCATACGCCAGTTTCTTGGGTAGAACAGGCGCGGTTATCTTCGAGAAGATAACATACGTTTTAGCGCTGATACCGTTCTCAACCAAGAACTTGTTAGGGATGTCCACAATGACAGGACCAATTGTCGCAAGAAGGCGTAAGTTAGCGCCATCGGTACGGTCCATAGGAGTGCCACTAAGGCCGTACCTGTAGTTAGCAGGACATGCAGTACAAACATCATACCAGGTTTCACTACCTGCATGATGGCAGTTATGCGTGAGCAGTCCATTCGCAACAAACGTATGGTCTTCCTCTACTTCGAACTCTACGGTGTTCAAGGACAGTCCTGTGTCAACTTTCGTAACTAGTACGGGACGAGCGTTTACACTACTGGCGATAGCGGTCACCTCTGAATCGAACACAGACGGAAGTCTGCCGTGTCTCTTAGAAGCCAACTGCTTTCTTGGCAAGAAGCCAGGGCACAAACTGGAAAACTCAGTTGTGGACACACTGGGGACTACCACTCTGTATCCAGGATTCTGTTGTGACTTCTTAGGGCAGACTTGCAGTCTAGCGGCAATATTATTGTCCCGCAAAAATCGCTGTAGGGCAACCATCAACGCATAGCAAGTGGTTTGTATACCACAACGATTGCTCTTAAGGTCAACAAAGCCCTTAGCGTCGAACAACCCAGAAATATAAGACCGCATGTTAGGATGCAGAGGCAAATGCTTATACTTGTTCTGCCGAACGCTAAAGCCCAAAGCAGCCAAGTCCAACAGGAAAGCATCTGAGGAAACGGTAAGTGTGTGACCACCTCGGGCATTTGTGGACACGCACGTTGAGGAATCTGGATATGCCTTAGTAAGCAAAGAGGGCACTACTGTTTCCCAGAACTCGAAGTCTTTCCTGTAGGAAAAGCGGACCTTGTTCGTGCTGTGCCAATGTCCACCACCAGCAAACAAGCCTGCCAAATATGCGGAAAGGCTGAAATCAGCCAAGGGCCTAGAGGGAGACATGCGTTCTAGCAGAACATCGTCAACACTAACGCTATCTGCGTAGATATAGGTAAGCTTGCCGTTACGAACAACGGCTATTGGGTGCTCCACAGAGCACAACAAAGAGAGCCCATCACTTGCGTGCAGTTTGACGCCCTCTCTTGTGTGGGTGGTAACTCGCGTGACCGGCTTCATTCCGGAATGAGTTACAACTACATCTCCTACCTTGATATCCTTGGCGTAGGAATACCCAGATTCCGTGGAAATCACAGAGTATTCGTCCACACATTCGTCCACGAAAAGAACTTCGCAACCCTTGAGAAGGTCCTGGCACGACTGTTGTTCAAAACGAGACTCAAGCGTGTCAACGGTGGCGATTGTAACCCAGGTTCCTGGATTCCAAACTCCATCTCCGACGATTCCAATTTCCTCTTCCGTTGCTCCCAAGCGCTTCATGAAGCGTGCACGGGACTGATGCAGGAGTTCCCTGGTGGTGACCATGAAAATAGTAGGCATTTCAAGATAGCGTGTAATTGCGCACGCCACCTCGGTGTTGTGTGTTACTGTGAAATCACCCAACAGGAATCTACCGTCTCCATCTAGAGTGAACCCCGCGTAGTCACCTACACCAAGCGGCTCAACGCGAAAACCAGTGTTCAGGCGATAAGGTTGTTTGCGCTTCTTAGCTTGCTTTCGAGGAAGACGCGTAGGGATCTTGTGTAGGTCGCCGTAAATGTGAAGCCTGTGGTAAGTGACACCGTTCACGACCTTCGGCTTCACATTCACTCGAAAGCCTAGCGAACGAGCAAGATCCCGAATACCCTCAGCGTAAGTAGCTCGTACTTGCGTGATCTCAAACCACTTAGAGTTCACCTCCAAGTGGCCGTCAGTATCCAACAAGCCTGCAAGAAACAGTAGGCGCACACGCTCACTTCCGCGAAGACAAGACAGTGGCAGAGTGGAAGCATCTCCGCACACCCTACGCATTTCCGTGAGTAGAGGATTCGTCTCCCCACGAGGAGTAACAAGAGCATAGGTATCTGCTCGTCCTGAAGACTCGGATGCATACTTGATGAGATTCAACGACCAAGACTTGCAGGTGTCGGAAAGCAGGTCCACGATCTCTGAATCCATCATGGTAACTTGCACGCCCTGCTTAAGGTCCTTGCGCCCGTCTCCAAACCACACACCCAAGAAATACGGGTCAATCGAAGGATCCGGAATAGCCGGATAGTTAACGCCCGTGCTGAACTGTTTCAACAGTCTGCGACGATTCGTAGACAACTTAAAGTACTCGGGAAGCTCAATATCTACAACTTCGTTGGCGTGCTTACCGGTACGTCTAGAGTCACGCAGTGTGAGAACGTGAACATCGTTGCAAATCCAGGGGTCACCTAGATTAGGTACAATCCTGTACATAGGCCCGGTGCCCGTACAGGTACTCTGAACGGCGCGCGGAAGCGAATCTGGACCCATCAACAGATTGCCCACGCGAATGTTCTTCGCGGCGGCTACACTCCCGTCGAACAGCATCACTGGAGTGTCAGGATGCAAACACTTACCTGCGTTTGTAGCCATGCGAAGGACACCACGCTTGGCTTCAACTGCCTTCTTTGCGGCCTCCAGTTGGTACGCGTACTTGCCATCCATTCGCACGCCCACAAGATCAAAGGATCCACTCCTGGGCTGTGGAGAAGTGCGATGATCGGTAACGATTACATTGGCTCCAGCTAGCTCGCACGCTTCTTTCACCAAGCTTAGCAGACCTGTGGGAAACGTCTCAGACGTAAGACGGAACAGGTGCTTACGTCCATCCCACACGCCCTTACGATATGACTGGGAAAACTGCGCACCCTCTACTGGATACGAAGTGACCATACGTACAGCAGACTTTGGGTAGGGTCCGCTGATCTTGGAAGTGGGACCATACACGTCGATGTGTACGTCTGCGGTCACTGACGACTCCTCACTCATGTGGTTTTAGTAGCAGGCTCTGTACGGGAATCAAGGTCGTCGAACGACTTAACGTCAGGTATTCCATCGTAGGAACCCAAGTGAACGTCAAGCCTTCTCGCTGAAACTTTTTGAACGCAGACTGGTTTAGTGTCATCACTTTAGGTTCGCTTAGATTTCTGTCGAACACACCTGCTCTAATTGAATTTGGCTTGTCTCTGTACTTAAAGTAAGCAACCAGTAATTGCGCTTCCGGTACTACGTAGGTGAAGAGGTAGTTAATTCTCTTAGCCAAAATATCCATACAACCGACATTTGCAGGACAAATATCTGCCTTGAGGCAATGCAATGGCGCTACCTTGTCGTATTTCTCTATTAGGGTAAAGCACTCACCGTACACGTATTTAAGCGGCATAAATACGCTGTGCTTTTGAAAGACGAAAAACGCCAACGGCTGGGTCATAGACACGTTGCGCCGCGTTCCATCCTGTCAGCCATCTTTGAGAAAGAGGTCCACAGGCCTGGTGTCATGAAGTTCTCTGCCCAGCCAATTAGTGCTGGTATAGAGATTTCTTCGTCAATGAACTCTAAGAAGTGAGAATCCAGCTCTGTGGGAGTTTTCGCCCTAACTTTACCGTTTACCCGTGCATAAGCTCCAAAGTTAGGGACTAGGTCTATTACGTCCAGTCCTCCATGCTTCTCTATGAGCTTGTGAAAATCAGCGATAGAGGGCGCGACATTTTTGTCGTCAGTGTAGGTCTGTCCTCCCATGAATGACATACCAGGGAAATAAGTAGCGAGCGCCTTCGCGTACGCGTTAGTGGGGAACCACTTTAGGCGAACACCAGAGCCAAAAGTACTGAATCCGCAAACCCTGTACTTAAACCGTTCGCTCATTAATTTGACTAGCTTATCTGCCCCTAAATCTGCTTTGCGCTTACCCACGCCAGTTGATTCCCTAGTAGGGTTTGCACCAAGCTCAGGGTCTAAGAGCGCATTGCCTAAGGTTCCTGCGCAATCGCGCATGGCGTCAGCAAACGCTTCTTCTCTGCCGAGCCAAGGGTAACCCCAGACGTAGGGTTGCAATCCTTCCTTGGATGCAGCTTCTACTAAAGATTTGCACACGTCTGGCTTGTTTATATATCTCAAGCCTTCTGGATTATCGTCCCAAGGTCCTGCGATAGCAATCCATTTAGCTCCATGTTGCCTGTGCTTCTTCATTAGCTGCGCAGGCGTGCCATGGTCCGCTTTAGAGTACTTACGCAAGTACAAAGCCAAGCCAACAGGCAAAATCATGGCTCCTCCTCGTTAGCTTGCGAAGACAAGTTTACGGTTATGTTGTTGGCTGCTAGAGCTTCTAACACGCGCGCCAGCTTGAACTCAAGCTGAATAATGCGGTCAGAGAATACCTGTGTTCCCTCAGCTGCGCGCTTAGCGATAGTAGCCACCTCTGAAGCTGCAAGTGCGGCATTGTGAGCGTTGGCGGCTGCGCTTTCCGACCTAAACACAGACTTCTGCAACGAAGTCAGCTGTGCTCTGATTCCCTTTGCTTCTTCTTCATTTATAGGTAGCAAGGAAACCTTCTCTGATAAATCAGGGGTGATTGCCAAGCCGTTTGTGCGCTCCTTAAATAGACGCACAAATTCTTCGTCTTCTACCGAGGCCAACAGTTCTTCTCTTGTTCCAGTCATTGAATACCTACTATAATTCCGAGTACAACAGTTGCAATGGCGAACCCACCCGCCAAAGTCCAGGGCACCCACACCCAATCATTAGCTTCCTCTGTCGCTATTCTTAGCCTGTTTTCTTCTTCCCAAAGAGCTGTGATGCGTGAGCGATCTGCGTCCAGCAGGTGTACTTGTGCGTTACAGACGCTTAACGCGGATCTAAGTTCTACTGCTGTCACAGTCAGTGCGCTGATCCTGGCCAGGTCCAGGTCGTGAGTGGCTGTGAGTTCCCTGAGGTCGTTATCCATGTGCAGTAGTTCTCGGTACTCCCCAAGATTGAAACCTTGAAAAGTTTCGCCCGAGACTGTTAAGCGCCTACCTGGAGGAAGGCGGTAACGGACGTAGTCTTGTCCCCAAGCCAAAGAAGGCATAAACCACAAGACTACAACCAATAAACTAACGAACGCGCGCATCGACGTCATCCCATGACTTCAAAGAGTCAATTATTTCTGAGTTTTTTAAGCCTTCCGCTTCGAGTATATCCACTCTGCGGTCTAGCTCGGTTGCACGTCTTGTAGCTTCATTCGCTGCGGCGATGTGCTCTTCTTTTTTCGCCTCTAGCTTTTCTAGGTCTGCGTCCACTTCGTGCTTGTTCGCCTCTTCCTTAAGAAGGTCACGTTCGTGACGCAAGCTAGCAATTCGGCGCTGCCTAGATACTTCCCTAAGATAGATAGCAACCAAAGCTATTACTACAGCGACTACTGCCAGCGCACCAAATAAAAGCTTTCGCCAACCAGTAGGATTAGACGTGCGGTAGTCTTCAATGAACGTTAGAAGTTTGTCCATATCACAAAAACTCATCTTTCCTGGAACCACCAATCTGATCATCCTGCAGAGATATAGCGGTCAGAAGATTGCGAAGTATTGATGTATTCCTTGTGTCAAAGTGAGAAGGGATAGATTTCAGTACTTGCATTGTTTTTGTGACTCTAGCAGCGTAGGATGCGGGTGGCAAGTACACTTGTGTCCCCGCTGAATCCACCAAAGCACCACTAAGGGTAACAGCATAGTAAGCTCCTAACGTATGACGCGTAGTCAGAAGGTACACATATTGTGTAGTCACAACGTTAGCGTCTGTCGGAGGCAAAACCTCTAGCACACGTACTTCGTCTCCTGGCTTTGGCGTATCAGAGCGTAAAGCTATAGAGTAGTTATTTACGTCTAAGTATTCAGAATCGACTCGTGCCTGAGCCGACAAATCTAGTCTAATCAAATCTTCAGCAATAAAGGTCGCAGATCCCACGGCAGGACCGGGGAGAAACATGGGAAGGTACCACGGTAACGGATTGGGTAAGATAGGCATAAATCACAGGATTATAGACACTTCAGGTTGAAGTATGGCTGAAGTGGCAGATACGGCCCAACCTATTTTAAGCGAGAGATTGCCTGTGCCGCTTGGTACTGTGCTCGTTATTACCCCTGCTGTTGTAGTGCTTAAGTATACAGGAGTATTAGCAGTTACAGAAAGTCCCGTGACTAGACCGGCTACTCGGATAGACGCACTAACTGTGCCTCCGCCGTTTCCGGTGCCACCCGTAACGCAAACACCTAGGAATCCCGGAGCAGCGTTTGCTACTGCGTTTGCGCGCCTACAACGACCTGAGACGGCACTTACGGCTACTGCCTGTCCTGGAGAGATAGTCTCACCGGACTCTATAGGTAGAGAAATGTTAGTGGCTGTGGTAGCCACTGCTATGACAGCTTCCCACAAAGAACCTGCTGTTGACCCGTCAGTTAGCCCGACTTCTTGAAATAGTTCGATTATTCGGTCTTTTATCTTTTCTAGGTTAACTGCAGAGAACTCGTTAGCGACCGGGGCGCGAATGTTCGTAAGAACCGTGCCTAGGTCACCGGCAGTCTTAGTAGGTATGGACGTAATAGTCATGGTTCGTCATCCTCATCCAAGTCTTCTTTTGGTGCAGCAGATCGAGAACCGGATTTGCTGTCGCGTCCTAGCAAGCGCATCAAAGCTTTGTACGACCACGAAGAACAAATACCTGCTACGGCACCGAATAGTAAGCGAGTTCCTATTTCCGCGCCGATCGACTCAGGCATTGGAAATATCGGAAGAGAAGCTATTGCAGTGGCGACAATCGGCGCGTGAAACACGATAGTGCGCTGGTACCAAGCCTTAGCAACTAACTTTGGAAAAATAAGTTTGACCTGTTGGCCTAACGTATAGACTAATACGCCAAGAAAAACGAAGGACCACCACTGTATCAGCTCTTCTGCAGTCATAAATCCTCATGTAAGCTTGTTGAAGTTGGTCAACGCAGCTGCTCCGTACGTCCAGCCACCAGCAGCTACAGCAGGGTTAATCGCGCCAGCCGTAACAGAGTCTCCAAAGGAGTTAGAATGTGCTTGTCCGTCTTGTATGTTAGCGGTCAGTATATTTAACTCGTAGTTAGACGCACCACCACTAGGACGAACTATATTGCCTACCACGTTAAACTGACGCCAGGTTCCAGCGAGCGTGCTGAGAAGCTCGATAGAACTCCCGGTAGCGAGAGAAGGCTCCATCCAGTCAACGAGATTATTGAGTACGGAGACTACTCTACAATCACGTATCAATATTGCAGGTCTTCCCGCTGAAACAGATCCAGTTTTTGCGCCAACCAGAGTGTTAGAGCACACAACTACACCACGAGTCTGTACTGGGTTGTTGTGTCCCTCAACTAAGATACCACTATGGCCCGCAGCCAACGTAGTTTCGCGTATTAAATTGTCTGAAATGCTAAGACCAGAAGAGTTACCACCCAGATAAGCGTAAACACCAACCCAACCAATATTGGAGTTCATTTCTATGCTGTTGTTCTGTACCTGTACACCTGCGATGGATGCAGCCGTTGTAGTGTCCCTTGTAATGATAATGCCGTGTATGCCCCCTGTGGAGGAGCTAACAATTCGATTACCGATGAGCTGTATACCTGCACAGGAGTCGGAGATTAGCACAATGTGGCCAGACGCCAGTGCACCCGTTTCTCCAGCCTGAGAACAGATGTTGTTGTTAACCAGGATAGATGACTGCTGTCCGCGCAGCTTGATTAGCGCACCGTAGAGGTTTACGGCTGCTCCAGACGCAGACGCTGCTCTGAATAGCCGATTGTGCCCAACTACCACGTTCTGGCATCCATTGAGCAATATGCTCACTCCTTCTCCGGAAGCATTATTTGTAGCAGTTTGTACAATCTGATTAGAAGACACGGATCCGCGCGATACTCCGCTGAAGTAAACACCGTAAGCACTTGTAGATGCTCCAGCCAAACCAGTACCAACAATCGAGTTGCCTACTACCTCGAACTCAATGCCTGTAGCAGCCGAGGGGTTGAAGTATACACCAGCTGAATACGTTCCTGTGCCTTGAATGTCTCGGAATTTATTGTTCTTTACCCTGACACTACCTGCCGATGGAGCAGTAGCTATTGAGCTGAATAAGACGCCGGATGCTTGTGTTCCTGTAAACAACCAAAATATGTTGTTCTCTATGGTAATGTCTACACACTGAAGTGTGTCCCAGGTAGCGTCAACGCCCACACGAACACCTGCTCCAACGTTGTTAAAGTTGGTAAAGTAATTCCTGGTTAGCTGAATATGACTGGCTGTGGGCGTAGAAAACAGGCGTAAACCGTACGCTACTACGCTAGAACCACCATTGTTGCCAAAGTTGTCAGTGATCATATAATCTCCGCTAATCATGTTGTTAGCGGACGATCCAATGCGCACCATCTCAGCCAAACGGAAGCAGTTATTGCCCGTGAAGCGAATAGGCTTAGGAGTTGATAAGCCGTCTGACGACAAACCGATTACGTAAGCACCAGTTGGAACTTCAATGTCGTTTCGCTCGACGCGGAGGTTAGACACTGTGCCAGCGGCGTTAGCGGATACTATGGAACCAGGATTTGCCTCAGTAAGCGCACCAACTCCAGTAACCTGGATGTAGCTATCGGCTACAGCAAAGTTAGAAAGGTTTCCAGTGCTAGAGAACAAAAATACGGCGCCATTTACAGCCAACGATGTGGCTGTTATGTAGCAACGCGAGAAGCACACTTCTGTGATTACTTGGGTAGAAGTACTAGCAAACACAGACGAAGCCACAGTGATGTTACACCGAGAAACATTCAGGCTTTGAACTACGTCCGATACACCCCCAGCTAAGAACCCTATCCCTGAGAAGATGAAGCAGTCGTTGAGCGCTACTCCATTCATCGGGCAAGAGAAAGCTACCAAAGAGGATACGAACGAACAATCGTTGAATGAGGAAAGCGATAGCGTCCCTCCTCCAAGAGAAGACACGCAGGCAACTGCCGTAGAAGGAGAAAAAGATGTCCGGGACGCACGTATAGCGCCTGTGACTGCTCCGTTTATTCTCACTGAAGTAGTAATCACACAGTATTCAATCGTAGTTGTGACGCTACCTGCTACGTCAATTGCGGCAGCCAGTCCCCCAGCTGCCTTGGAGATTGTCATATTCCTGAAAGCACAGGAAACGGTGACACTGAACGCAGGACCCGCTGCTGCGTTGTTAGTTATGTTTACTACGTTGTAGCCCTCACCTACAAAGGTGACTTGCTTACCAACAACTACAGTGGATGCGAATGTGTATGTACCGCCTTTGACAAATACGGTACCTCCACCAGCAGGCAATGCGTTAATTGCAGCTATGAACGCAGCCTCCGTGGTGCCGTTAAAGTCACCAAACGTAGTGCTTCCATTGCCGATGGATACTGTGTTTGTCTTCGCTCCCTGAATAGAGCCAGCGCGGTCAAAATACCTTGGTCTAGCAGAAAAGGCGGAAGGAGGCGCAGAGGATACTATGTCTGGCCTAGGGTGACCAAACTTCATCTCTCTGAGCTGTGCGGAGAGATAGTCTATTTGGTCTTTTAGCGACCTGAGATTCAGGTCATCTCTTGCTCCAAATGTTTCTTTGGATTGAAGGAGACCGGAACCTCTAAGCTCATTAGCCTGCCACATTCGTTGTGCTGGATCTGGATGTCCAGGAGTGGCAAGCAGAGGGTCAAGCGTGGGGTCGGACGGGTCGGTTCGCTCGCGATAGATATTCGCTGTGCCGCTAGTTACACGTACTATTGCACCTGCTTGATGGGTAGATGCTGTGGCTACACTTAGCGTCAAGATTCCGTTGATACGGTCAACAGAAGTCACCGTACGAGCTTCCGGAACAGCACTGCCTACGTCAACGGTAACGTTAAACGGCGTAGTAGCGGGAAAGATCCTAGCGTCAACAACACGTAGGTTTACTGTACCTATAGCAGTATCGGCTTCAAGCACAGACGCGGCCGTAACCAAGGTCAGTCCGGGGTTTGCGCCACCCGTAATCTGGTTCGAAGCATCTGTGCGGAAGACGCCAACAGGTACTCGTATGGAATTAGGGTTTGAACTTTGTTGGAATCCTGTGGTTGACACAGGAGTCACAACACGCCAGTCCGGTGTTATCCTGGTTGCTACGTTCAGGGTAAATTCACTACCGTTGGGGTCTGGAGGATTTGGTATCGTGGGGTCCCAAAAGTACCTAGCGTCAGTGTCGCTTACAACTTCCGCGAACTCAATCTCGACATAGAAGTTTAAGTTAGACCCAGTAAGCGTGATCGACCTGGCATCGTTTGGTACTTCTTCGTTGTTTATCAGTCTGCCGTCACGGTCTACTGCGTTTCCGTTAAAGATGGTGATTAAACCAGGGTTCGCAGTCTGGTCCTCCACACGAATACGAAAGCCATCCAGGATCCTAGCTCTGCGATCCGTGAGTTCTCTTTCTATGAAAAACTTCTGGGTGTCCTGCGTATAAGTATTGGCGCCCAATACGTAATCAGGTAAGTCCAGACGCTCGCCAGGATGTGCTTTTAACGCCTTCGGCATTCTGCGTTCCTCTCATCGCTTAGATATAAACGTGACCAATACGCCAGCAGCGCGTACTAGGTCTATCACGAACTTAATACGGTCTTCGATTGTAATGGGAAGACGTAGTGGGAAGTCAAAGCCATTTATTCGCGGGTAGTTAGTACCTACCGTAGGTGCAATAAACTCGGCCGACTGGTGGGTATTGTTGACCAATAGGTAGGGAGATGTGGAAAGAGTGTTACCTGACTTACTAGTATAGCTGAAGTTTTCTTCCTGACCAGGGGTGAACTCTACGGCAGTGCCTGTTGGGTACGACCATTTTGTACCGTGAGATATGGTTAGCTGATTCAACCCCGTATTATTATTTGTTACATGTACAAGCTCTTCGTACAAAGGACCGAGTCCCTTTCCTAGGCGTACGATGTAAGGGTATCCCGTAGTTGGGAAGTCAGAAGTATCGCTACACTGAATCACAGTAGCAGCGATTGCAGTCAGAGCAGACGTAGCACTACGCGCGGCACCCACAGCATTGCCAAAGTTAGCTACAGCGGTGCCACCATCGACAGAGAAGTCAGTTCCTGCAAGGCTTAACGAGACAGAAGTATACAGAGGACGAACAGTGTCGGCTGACGTTGATTGCGTTTCAGGTGCGTAAAAAGCTAGCCTGTCTGCAGCTGCAATGATACCTAGGTGATCGTCTCCTGTGGATGGAGCCACGCGTACCAAATCGGACAGTAACACAATGCGGTCGCCTAGTGCATGTGGCGCAGTTGTACCAAATGCCAGGTTAAGCACTAAGCCTGGTCCGGTGCTGATTACTTCTACGACTTCTACGACTGTGGGGCTCGTCCAAATCGCCACTCTGTATGTCCCAGCGTTTGGGAAAGCATTTGCTGGAGCCAGTGGTCCGCTCAAAGAAGCAACAGGTATGCTAGTGGAACCGACAGGCAATACTGCAGTGTTTACAGTAGTATAGGTGCGGCTCTTCAATGATACCTGCTGTACTGCAAGAGTCTCCCTGTTACCACTATTTTCGCCCACAAGAATGTTGTATGGCGTAGCTAGCGGAAAAGCAGAGCCGTCTTCAAGTTCAAGCACAGAGCTACCTGCCAAGCGGTCAACGCTGAGGTTTGTTGGACCAGACAAATAGGTGGTAGCTGAGTTAGCTGCTACAGTCTGCTGCTTATGCACATGAGAATACAAATCCCAAACATAGGGACCTGCCCATACGTCCGCTACCGACCAGGTATCACCGGACATGTAGTTCGCGTAAAAACTCAAAGTGTCGCCGAATAGAATTGGGCTTGTAAGAGGTCTTGCTAGCTTGAGTATGTTTTCTTCCCTAACCAGCATTCCGCGTACAACAGCACTAGGCAAAGCAGAAACGCCTAGAGTAAACGCGTCTACTACCGTGTAAGAGACCAGCGTTACTCCATCAATTCTCAAAGTTCCAGTAGAAGGAAACAGTGCTGTGCTGTTGACTTTTATGGAAGTGGCACCCGCTGCAGCCTCTGTGCTGATCCACGCGTGCGGATTATAATACGTATACCGTATGTTTCCTGGCGTATGCTCTAGTACGCCAACTAATGCAAACGAGTTGGTACTAACTACAGACGTGTCAGTACCGCCTGGGTAGAATGGAGCGTTTGCTGTTGAACTGCCTGCCCCTGCAGCGCGTATGTAGCTGGCGGATCGCAGGTCGTTCTCAAGTGCATCTGTTGGCAGTAGAATCTCAACGTGGTCAGCGTCTGACTGTATAACGTCCCAGCCTCCAGACTTAACCTGGACCTGTGCGATACAAACAGTTGTGCTGGGAATTAGTACAGAGAACTTAGTGTTGGCAGCAAATACCTGCAAGTTTGGCAATTCCTGCTTCATTAGCACTGAGTTGTCTGATTCCTGCGCTCGGATGTACTCAAAGTTAGCTATGAGAACAAACGTATCACCAGCTACGGGTGAAGCAGGTAAGGTGTTGAACAGAAAGAAGGTGGTAGTGTTGTTGCTAGCCACGTATCCTACACGTCCAGCTAGAGCTGCGGTTACGTTTCCATTAAATCTAATAGTGAATCCGCTATAGGGTGAAGTAGTAGGAAGGGGACCCGCAGTAACTACTGTTGTAGTTGTTCCTCCAGTGGCGGTAAGAGCGCCTGATACGTCTCCTGAAAGTATTCCTTTCTCTAGTGGAAGCGTTGACACGCTGTCCATGTTTAAGTAATACGCGTTAGACTGTGATGCGGTCGCCGCTAGTAACGCATAGGCTCCAAGAGAGGAGTTCAATCCTGGGTGCGCGATAGGTGCTCCGTTTGTCAAAGAAATAAAACGAGCAGGAGCACTTGCAGCCGACTGGAATTCGTCAACATACTCATACTGCGTTCCCCTACCCACCACCACTGGATAAGTCGTGCCGACTGCAGTGGGGTCGGGAAACCCGGAGGTGTCGCACACAGTCCTAGTCACCTCCAAGGCGTCAGTCGGACCTATCACACCCGTTTCCCATTCCGCATTTACGGCTGGGTGGTTAAACACTAGAGGAGTGTCAAAGTACACTGTATTCGTGTACCGGTCGATGTAGCTATACCTTACTGTTTCCTCAGTCGGCAAGCCCTCGTCAATGACCATGGTGCCAACCTGTGGAAACTGCTTCGTGCCTACCAAAACAGCGTGTTTGGCGCCAGAGAGCACGGAGTTGGCGAAAGAAGAGCATTGGGTTACTTTAGGCCCCAACAGAATAGTTAGGATATCTTCAAACTTGGTCTTAACCTGTTTGTACTGTAGCGATATTACCTTAACTAGCGCACGCCAAGTATCATCGTCGAACCCAAATGGAGGTCGCTGGATACCTAAGTTTGAGGAAACTACGTTTAAGTACTTTCCATCTGCGAAATCAAGACAAAGCTGATCCCGAAGCTCACCAATTGCAGACTGTGAAACAGAAGTGGTCATAACACCTGTACTAACGTGGCTCCTGAAGCATCAAACGGAACTGGGAGTTCCGATTCTAGCACAGTGACATTTGACGTAGGAAGCAGGACTCGGATGTCAGCTAATCCAGAGACTGTAAATGCATTGTCGATTATTTTGGACACTATAACATCTTGCCCTATGCGTAACGACGAAACATAGGACTCAATTACGGAACGAACCAATGGTGCTAAAGAAGCCTCGCTAAACCCCTCAGCGGCCGTTATACTAGCGATTACATTGATTCTCTTGATTGTTGGCTGTTCCACTGAGAGGAATATTCCTGCCGCCTTAACACCAGGGAAGTTAACCGGGTCGTCCGGGTCGCCTTCCATGACTTTTTGTACCTGCGCAATTAGATTTGTGTAGTACGAATAATGAGCAACCAGCTTAGTGCCGGCTACGACTCCACCTACGTCGGTTAGCTGTAGTTCGCCAGTGCCTTTGTTTAGCTTGTAATCTACATCGCGAACCAACAAAGACCAAATTCCTGAAGGCGGGCAAATCCATATACGCTCAGTATTTCGCACAACAGGAAAGTTAGTTAACTTAAATCTGCGTTGAGTAGCCTCTGCTGCGTCCGTGATTTGATCTACAAAGTTTATGATCGAACCCAAGGCGTGCGGAGACGTAGTGGACGAGGCTAGGGTAAGAACGCTACCGTTATTTGAGATGTAGCTTACTAGTTCTATCGGATTTACGCCGTCAGACTCTATCAACACGTAACCAGAGTTTGGCCAGTCAGAAATGCTCACAGGTTGCAGTGAGCTACCGCCAAGCAGCACTGCAGACGCTAAAGAATCTGCAGGCAACCCAGAAGTGCGGGCTACTGACCCTGTACCGTCATCTACGTACAGTACTACTTCGTTGCTGGAAAAGTCTTCAACTAAGTTAGAAGATACAACGCGAGCCTGTGTAACTGGATCCGTAATCCCTATCGCAGCTGTCTTTACAGCTAGAGGAGTTCCACGGCTCAAAGACTGAAGCTGTGCCAGTGCGCGTGTCCTGAACTCTGTGTCTGTCTCACGGTCTAAACCGCCTGCTGCCTGAGAGACGTTCTGTACTCCTGCGCCTACAAACGGAGGAGAACTAGGAAACTGATTAATTCTACCTGCACCTATATTTCCGCTGCTGCCTGAGGTGCTACACCGGACGAATACTTCATTAGATTCGTAATTTCCTTGTATGATAAACGCAGGTTCTACAGTGCTGTAGATCCTGGCAGACTCGGTCACGGTGGGAGGTGCTTGAAGCGTAGTACCTATGGTGATGGTGCGAGCTGACGCGCTAGGGGGCAGCGGCGCGCTTAATGTTCCGCCAGTTACGAAAGAGATTCTGTCACCTATGAAAATCTCATAAGGGGTAGGTGCAGACAGTGTCAGTACGCCAGTGGTGGCATTGTTAGCTGTGACCAGAAGGTTCATCAGCCTCGCAGTACCTTCACCTACTCTTATCGTGTAAGGGTACCCGCTAGTTGGAAACCTGCTGGTGTCAAATCCGGTGATAGAAGTAACTGCTGCGGGCGAATCAGCGCCTGCTCTCGTACGAACTAGATTATTGTCGTAGAACTTTGCGCGAGCAGTTGCGCTTTGCGCCGATCTCCTGGTTAGCCCAAAATCTGCAAGACGCCTGTCTAAGTCTTCTCCGGAAGCCGTAGTAAACGAAAACAAGTCCAGCAGCTGTACCATCTGAAAGTACTGCTCGTCGTCCTCAAGAGCAGCAGCTTCCAGGATCGTACGTATGACAGACCCTACGTTGTAATCAGAGATAGCCGTACGAGATTGCATGTATGCAATCATGTCGTTCAGTATCTGTTCAAATGTACGGGGCTGAAAGCTCATACTCAGAACCTACGAAGTGCGAAGCTGGTGGAGAAGATATCCTGTGAGTTCTGCAGTAGAACATCAGCGGACACAGTTAAGGTATCGGCCACGACGTTGAAGGATAGTTGACGTACGGTATTTACCCTGCGGTCGCTAATTAGCGTATTTATGGTGTTGATTCTAAGCTCGTTGAAACTTGAAGGAGTAGCCTTAGTTCCTATGGGGAACTTAGCACCAAATCTAGGATGTGCAGGCAGCTCTCCACGCTCTGTAATGAACTTTATACGTACAGCTTGTTCGACGTTGGGAATGCCTACTATAGAAGACAAATCACCACGCTGGTTAATTACTAGGTCGGTAAGCTCAGTACCACCTACGAATGTGGAACGAAGGCGAAGATCACGACCGTAAGAAAGCTGAACCGGTGTGTTTGCCTGTGCGTTTCCGTTAGTTTCATTGGTCGTCGGCTTCTGTGTTCCAACGGTCGCGCTACTCCTAGCCACCGCACTGTCCGCAGGGAAAAGTATGGTGTCCCCCGGAGCCAGCACACCAGGGGAAGCCACAGGCGCGGTAAATGGAGATCTTAAACGATTGAGGGCAACCAGTATCCGCCATCTAGATCGATCACCAAGCAATCTTGTTGCCAGGTCTCTGATGTCTTCTCCCTCTCCAACAGTGTCTGCGCCTACCGCTGCAGGGGTAGACTCATAGCCAATGTATGTCGGTGAGCTATCCGGTGCCCTTCTGGCAGTCGTTATAGTACCCGCAATCTCGTATATCGCTGAGTAGTTGTTTAAGATCAAGCCAACATCAGGGGTTGCAGATTCACTGGCAATGGGCTCAGACTGTATCTGAGCACAAACTATCTGAAGTCTACGGAGAGCACGGACAACTGAGTCTGCTGGTTCCGTTATCTCCGTTAACTGCGCGATGGCTACTTGCAAGTTAGTGGACAGGGTGGTGACTTGATTTAGCAAACCGCGCACTACTCCAAATGAAGTAGACTTAACCGCGTTCAATCCATTTATGACGCCAAGCGCGGGGCTAAGGATTGTGTTGCTAATGAAGGTAGAAAATCCTTGAAGCCGATTTAGCTGATTTGACACAGTAAAGAAGATGTTGAGTATGTTCTGTCCGTACTCCTGTACTCGTGATGCTATCCTTTGCCTTGACCGCGCGTCTTCTAGGGGATCTGGAGTCAGAGAGTATGAAAAGTCAAATCTTGCTAACGTCTTGAATGCAATAGAGTACTCATATGTGAGGGGAGAGTTGGACCCTTGGGACAGCTTAAAGTCTTCCGGCTCGACAACCCAATAGTCCGCGTCCTTTAAGTTTCTCCACAACATCACGACTCGGCCAGATAACGAATCACTGGCTTTTAAGTCAGAATACTTTCTAAATATATTACGCAGGAATATTATGTCATCATGACCTGTTTTCTCATCCGGAGAGATGGTGCGTATGCTGGGTGATAGTCCGTTACCGAGCACCGCACTCAATTGAGTTTCTGTGACTCCCAATACAGGAATTGTAGTTGGGGCAATCTTGTTTGGGCGTAATCCAGTTGTTCCAGAAATTCTAATAGCTTTCTGAATCGAGCCGTAAGATTCCACGTATTTGCCATGATCCTGTGTGTTGGATATGCTTGTGGCAAACGGTTCGTCAAATTCATGAACCTTTGGTGGTACACGAAAGAAGTACTCAGCGTTTTTAGTACGCTTACCAGGGTCTAATTCAGCTTCAAGTATAGCGTCCGTATTCGTGTCATACAGACAGATCGAATACAAAGATTGAATTAAATCGGTAAGTTGTGCACCTTGAACAGCTCGTGCGCGTTCCTCGTCGGATAAGGTTACTACCGTATCACTAAACGCTAGTCCCAGAGTTGTCTGTGTGCGGCTAAATGCCATTTGTTCATCCTGTGCGCGTTGTTGTGGACACGGCCGCTGCCAAGTTTGCTACCAGGGTAGCTACCGCAGTGGTTACTGCAGTTGCGTAGGCAGCCTCTACGGTGGCAGTTGCAGCAGCGGCAGCCATGTTTGCTGCAAATGCAGTAAACGCATTTGTGAACGGAGTACCACCAACCACACCTCCAAGAGTGCCTGTACCAAGATTTACTCCTGTAGAGGTAACACCGATGGAGCCTGGTGTTCCAGAGCTGCCGCCTAAGGTCCCAGCAATAGATACTGTGCCGCCGCTAAGGCTGACTGAGCCGCCTGTCAGCGACAAGCTAGTGGTGCCGGTAACGTCTAGCGTACTAGAGCTGCCTATAGTCATTGGGCCAGTGCTGTTGATGTCAGCTTGTCCAGTGACTGTAACACCCAAGTTAGTAGAGATGGTAAGGTCTAATGAGCCAGTAATATCCAGGGATGCACTACCACCAACACTGCTCTCTAGGTTCCCAGATACATCTAAAGTTAGGTCTGTTCCTACTGTAAGTGTAGTATCTTCTTCTGAATTAAGCAAGATACTCTTGTTGCTTAGAAGCTCAAACTGTTCGGGTACTTCTATGCGTACCCTGTTTTTCTCCAAGAGAATGTAGGTATTCTCTTTGTCTGGGGGGGACCCAACGTTCGCTGGATTTGTTTGAGGTAGTTCCGCGTCAGACTCGTCAAGAATACCTACACCGTTTGTTGGGGCATTCCAGTCCAACTCCAGGGTCTGTGAGGGCTTTATCCATGTCTTTATGCTGCCTCCTTCATCGTTGTTTAGGCTGCGCGGGAAACGCCCGTCAACCGGAGACAATGGCGTGCCAAATGAAAGCGATGAATTAGCAAGGTATGTAGACAGGTATACGTTGCCTGTTTTGGTTACCACAAACTCTACACCATTTACACGATGAAAACTTCTACCTTCCTGGGATAGGTAACTAGGTGCTGTGGTATCACTAGGATTTGCATTGCCGCTGGTCGCAGCGTCGTACGGATTTTTTGGATGTGGCCACCATCTAACGACAAAAGGATTGTCTAAACTTCCTCCCAAGAAACCCACAATACACCAATCACCGTCCAAATCATAAGGATTGATGTTGTTTATCTGATTGTTCCAATTCTGTCCCGTAACTACAGAAGAGCATCCTCTTGGTAGATTTTCGTGGTAGTCGTCAATACCACAATGCATGTCTGGTGTGATTATTACATTGTCCAGTACTAGATAAGAAGACCTTCCGTCCTCTACCACAAGAACACTGCAGGTGTGCAAATACCCGCGACGATCTGCTCGCTGGAAAGCAGACCGGTTTACATTAGTATCGGAAGGGTTCACAGCTAGTACGACACCAAGTACAAGACGAGTAAAGTTTAAAGCAGAATAGTCACGAGGGTCCACAGTCAGAGACTGCTGTGTAGTGCCTCCGTAGAGGTTAACAATCCTGTTCCTACCTAACGCCATCAGTCAACGTCTCCAATGTTAAACGGATTTAGAATCTCAACCAGGCTAGATACGTTGTGGCTAGCTTGTGGGTTTCCTTCAGCACCTGTTGCCAAGATTGATTCGGACCCTCTCAAACCAAGAGACTTCTCATTCGAAATCTGTTGTTGCTCAAAGGCACTTCGCATTTGACGTTCGAATTCGGCATCTACCTCTGCTGTGCTAGCTTCAATCACAGCTTCGTTATATCTTGTGCCAACAGATTGTTCTTCTCCCGTTCCAGCCCACCAACCGGTAGTGCCCTTTGTATCTACTTCGTTGATGTCCTCACCCGCTCTTGCGACAGCGCTCTGTACTTGTGCGCTAGGGTCATCCGTTGCTCTACGCTGGATCTTCAACGAACGTCGCACAGATAGGGGGTCCGGTGATATGAAGAACGCGGCCAGTCGCGAGTTTGTTGTGCGCTGGGTTGATGTAGCATTAAACGTATTAAGAAAGGGAAGAACGTACACAGGATAAGGGTTACTGGGCTGTCCACGAGTAACGTGAAGTGTGGTGGTCATTGGTTGACCATAGCTCCAGTTATGGGCTACTCCTTCTACATAGAACGACATGTTTCTGTCAGGCAAATCCAACCTGTAACCAACCCTTATTTCTGGTGCTCCGCGCATTTCAATGCTGCCAGATAGGTACTCTAAGTTGTGCTGATACCAGTGATCGTTAAGCAATGCCCAACGTGCCAACGCCCTACGTGTATCGGGGGTGTCTACCTGCCCTGGAAAATATTCTCTTGTTGTGGACTCTCCAGGATCTGGTTCTGTACTCTGTTCAGTGGGAGCCACCGGAACTTCCGGCAAATCAGGAAACTCAGCTTCGTCACCAGGAAAAGTTGCCTCTGGTGGTGGGTCAAGTGCTGGAGAAGCTGCGTCTGCTGCGCTTGCCCCAACAGGCAATACCTTTCCCCATCGCTCGCGGAATACACGCACAGGGTCCTGGCTAATAGTAAGACTCTCTGAAGGATTTGCTGGGCGGTCGTTAGACACAGGAAAGCCTGCTGTAGCAGTTGCTTCGTCGCTAAAATAGTCCTGTGTTAAGTTAACTCGGTCAGAACTTGATGGATATACTCGCCCGTTTCTTACTACGTCGAACTCAAAGTGAAGGTGCACACCCTCACAGTCGGTACTGCCTACAGTGCCTATCTGATCTCCAGCTCGTACATCTACTTCGCGGTATCTCCCTCCTCGTATGATTCTTTCCGAGGCGAAGGATGCTAACCTAGAAGACCGAGATGTAGCCTGCAGATTGGTAGCTATAGAGTCTAGATGAGCGTACAAGGAATAAACGTCATCTGCCTCGTGATAGATCATGACCACGTTTCCGTATCCGGTGCGTCCTCGCGTGCCGACCGGTGCAGCCATTACTACCTTTCCATCCCTAACAGCTCTAACAGGCGTGCCACGAGCAGCTTGAATATCCACGCCGTTATGGAACCGCCAGTAGCGTACACCAGAAGCGGGCCTAGGATTAGACGGTTGATTATTTATGCGCCTAGAACCATCAAATGCCTTACGTCGGTACCACCATTGATTGCCCGGCGTAACAAAGCCTTGAGTATATCGGTCACTTGACCCTGGTTCCGGGAGCAACTCTACAGGCAAAACCGTGATTGATGGTGCAGGTGCAGGAGCTTCTGGTGCTGCGGGAGCGGACTCTTCGGCTTCTGCTTGGCTTGTCGGTGCCTGTGTCCTGTTGATTGTTGAATAAGAAAATCTAGCAAATCTAGTCGATAAAGTTCGTGTACGTAAGCCGTGACGAACAACATGTATAGGGGTAACAATAGGCAACAAATCCATCAGGAAGAATCGGCTGTCCTCACCCAAAAAGCCATCAGACCTAATTTCAAACAAGTTAAAGTGATCCGTATCACTTCTACTCAGTCGTGTAGTTAGGATCTCTGCATCATTCACCACAGCCACGTCTAAGTGTTTAGGAGCTGCTGCAGTGGAAGTTCCATTCCGAAGATCTGCTATGTTTATTCCAGGAATGGTGATTACGTGTCGTCCGGGTGTGTTTGGTCTGTTGCTAAAAATTGCACCAAACCACAGGTCACCAATGGTTTCTGTCTCAGGGCTGTCTGGTTCGCCTGTAACACTACGAGACCTTACGGTCAACGGTACGTTGCTAGCGTCCACTCTATTGATAGTAGAAAAAGGATATTCTCTCATCACCAACGCGGGCTGGTACAGCATTCCAGCTGTGCCACCTTCGCTGTCCGCAATGTTTCCTGAAAGGTCATCTGGTTCTGTAGAGAATCCAGTACCTGCAGTAAGTCCTCCGTCTCTGCTTACTGCTCTCAAGTCAAAAAATAGTTCGTTCACTATTTCGTTAGAAATAGAGTGCAGGAACGACATTACGTTGTCCTGACGTTCCCACATGGACATAGCTTGTGTAAACCCGTCTATTGCTTGACGCTCCAAGAACGTGGAGATGTCAATAATGTCCAAAAGAGTAGGGGGATATCCGGACAACGTAGTGTTGAGGATGTTGTATGCTTCCGCTCCTCTTTCCGTTTCCGCGCCGTTGTTTTCCTGAGCAGTGCTGGATCCTGGTGCCAGCGAACGTATTGCCTCGTTGCTAAAGCGGGTTCTGTCTGCTCTCGTCACACCCTCTGCGGTTGAATCATCTGGATTCACCAGAGAGGCAACAGGGGCTTCTATACCTAGCTGATTTCGTATGTTCTCTAGGTAGTTCGCGTATCCACCTTGATTGTTTATGGCGTTCCTAACATCCTCTGGAAGCGTGTTGAGTATTTCCTCAGCCCTACGCTGACGTATGCGGTCTCTGACTCTTGGATTGTACGAGGTTGGAAGTATGAATTGTGCACCAAAGCCCAGCAGCAGTAGCACGGTGTTAGTCACCAGCTCTGCTGGACCTCCGGACACTCTTAGTCCACGAGAACGAAGAGCTGCGCCTCCGATGTTAGCCGTGCCGTCAAAGACCCCGTCAAAGTCTCTGCGTCCTCCAAGGTGAGGGTTAAAGTATATTTGTGTGCGTTCTAATGCCTTTTGGAAGTCTGAGCACTGAACTGTGTATATGGTTGTAGGCTTTCCGCTAACTGCGTCTACTCTTCTAAGCTCTTCTAAGTGGTCTACAAAGCCAAAAAATACACGAGTCCAGCCTAAACCGTCTGCGCGGTCACAATATACGTTTATGTAATCATTGGGGTAAACCAAGTTCAGCAGGTTTCGTTCACCAGTTACTGCAAACGAACAAGTGCCAACTGACTTGATGTTCTTAGTCAGGGAGATGTTGACGACAGAGTTAGATAGGTTTGTTACGCCAGGGTATTGATGGCTGTGTATGAGGATCTTCCAACGTGTCCTATATCGCCGTATGCCATCCGGGCCTAACTCTCTGTTGATATACGTTATTGCGCTCATTGCGGCCCGCCGGTCCTATCAACAATAGCACGCACACTAGAAGGCACGTTCAACCCTTGTGCTACCAAGAATGCCAACATAGACCTAATTTCTCCAGAGGTATCAGTAGGTCCAGTTGCTTGGTCAAAGCCTAGGCGCCTGGCAAAGGCATCTGCTACGCGCAGCATGTCCACTTCATTGGACGTAGCGTAAACTGCGGGACTTCCTGGTTGAGCGGGGAATGAAACGCTAGGAGAAGTCATAGGCAAAGTGGACAGTCGATCTGCCTCTGCCATAAATTCGCCGTAATAACGACGTAAAGTAGGGTTATTCAAACGTTGGGCCAACTCTGGCGACACAGAGTCCTCAGGTAGAGGCCTGGATATGCCAAGGTGTTCTCCAACTTCTCTTGCTGTTCCTGCTAAGCCGAGTCTGTAGAGGTCCTCAACGCCAGCGGCATACTGACTACCGGACGTTTTGTTTCGTTTGCTTTGAAGCCAGGTTACTAGTTCACCCATGACAGTTGAAATCGTACGCAACACAGGGCGCATCTCTTCCATGAATGTCGCTAGTTCAGTCAAAACAGTGCGAACAGTGTCTATGTTTTGCGTGATGAACTCACGTAGTACATCCTGTATAGACTCTAGCGCGTCCTTTAACTGCGCACCGTTATCTATATTTTCATTCGCTATGCTCGCGGCTCTTCTAGACTCGTGAAGAAATTCGTCGTTACCACCACTAAGTAAGCTGCGGATGTCACGAAGGATGTCCCGCTCAGACTCCAATGCTTCTCCCAGCACTGCTGTAGGGTCTTCTCCAGCTTTAATAGCTTTTTGTACCGCTTCTATTTGATCTAAAGTAAGCCTTCCTCCTAACATGACTTTTATGGCTCGGTTGGCTTCTTCTCCGCTTCCAGCAGCCTCATTAACTGTATCAATCATTTGTTTGATAAATTGTGGGTCGCCCGCTGTTCCGCGCTCAAGTGCTCTTTCAGCCTCATAAAAGCTCTTGCCTCCTCCAAAGCCCATTGCATGCAAAGCCAAAGCCCGACCCTCTTCACCGCCACCAGGCGAAGTAAATCCCTCCTCCAAGGCGCTGGCTACAGCTGCGCCACGTGCACCTTGCAAACCAGAGACACCGCTCCTTGCTAGGGTAGACAAAAGCTGAGCGAAAGGAGCAGTAGAGACATCACCCGCAGCTCTTCCAGCTGCTTTGGACGTCAAGTCCATTACACCAGAAAGAAACTCTGGAAGCCTTGCTTTTTCTAGGCCCGAGGCAACTCCTGCTGCCATTGCCTTAGTCAAGTCTCTGTAACCAGCGCCTGTGCTAGTAAAGTCTTTGTAACCAGCCTGTCTCATCTGACCGAGCATCCCGGTCGTTTCGGATACATCCTGGCCCAAAACTCTAGATAACGCGAGAGCAGATCCTGTGCCTTTGTAGGACCCCGTTGCTCTCGAAGTCATAGCAGCAGCAGAAATTACTTCTTCTGGAGAATAGCCTAGAGCTTTACCAGCCCCTAGACGCAGAGACTTTATATCTGCAGCCGAGGCTCCACCTCCTGCGTATCCTGCCAGCTTGGATAGCTGCTGTGCGTAGTTCCTGTACGACTCGTATTGCTCGCCTATGGCCCTAAAAGGCATTGCGACGAGACGAGTAAGGGCACTAACCGCAGAGGCAGCTAGCGTGCCCACGGCCGTAGACAGCACACCACCCAGAAGCGCACCAGCAGCCTGGCCCCATTCTCCCCTGTCTCTTGGCACGTTAGGTAGAAGCCGGTCCCTCAACCCTCCAAGAAAGCCGCCACTGAACGTGGAGCGTGATCTTCTCTCTTCGTTTGCGCGTAACCTAAGGCGTTCCCTACGTATCTTGTTCTCTGTAGCGAACAAACGATTGCGAGCTTTCAAGTCTTTCAGTTCTCGCAGAGCTTCTTTCTTCTTCTCTTCGCGCTCACGCTTTGCCTGATCCTTAATGGTCTTTGTAGTATCGGCTTCTTTCTTATTTTGGCTAACGGTTTGCTGATGGACCTTCTTAGCCTGTTTACCCATGGCCGCGATGTCCTCAGCGGCTTCTTCGGCTCCGTGAGTCTTTACATTAACATTTACATTATGATTAGTTTCGGACATGCTCAGTCATCGTCATTTTCAGAAAACCCGAACGTTGGCATGTTGCTCAGGTTTTCTAGGTTTGGAAGCGTAGGCTTGCGCCTATCGGAGACTGTAATACCTTCACGAGTTGCTTGCGCACTAATTTTATCAACAGTTGACTTCATAGACAACCCGGCGTACGGATCTTTAGCTCTCGCAGCTGCCTTAAGCTTCTCTATGTGACGAATGCTTTCTTCGTCGAACGCTTCCATCAGGTCAGGTATCTCTCCGTCTGCAATCTGCGCCTCCCACCTGTCGATAAGAGTATCTCCTGTGTCTCGTAACTGAATCTCGCCCTTAGCGTTTCTGTGCGCTTCAATTGGCTTTTGCTCAAACTTATCTAACCAGAAATCCGTCAGAAGCTCAAATAGCGTGCTGTTTTGAAACAGCTCATGGTTCGAGGGCAGCCTGTACTTCTTGACCCACCACCGCGCGAGCGCCTCCAGCAGGGTTGGTTTCCTGAACATTTCCCGAGCCACTTCCTGCGCCATCTCCGTTATTGGTCGCTCGTTCAACCGCCCTACGGAGAAACGAGTTCTCGAATTCGAGAACCTCCTTGAATACCTTTCCGAGAAGATTAACATCGTTAATCTTGTCTAAATCCCACCAAGGAGGAGATGACTTAATAGACAACTCTAGATGAGCTATCATGTTGTTGAAGTCATCCGTCTGCTCATCGACACCACGACCAGGATTATTTGAGTCGTAGTACATGCCACCGTTCAGCTGGGCTTTTCGAACACCTAAAGCAGCGATGTCCCGAATAGAAAGCTTCTTGATGGTGAAATTACCTTGATATCTATGGTTCTCATAATCCGAGACGTAGTCAATGGTAAAAGTCTTGGTTAAATTCTGTCTGGCGCTAACAGTCATAAATTGTCCCTCTAGCACTAATCTGACACGCTTATCCCTTCAGTCAAGGGTATGCGTAGTATAAGCGACCCCGATATGCTGCACAAATGCAGCTTTTCTGGAAAGTCGCTAATAAGTCAAGCTAATTGCACGATTTCTAGCCTAGGACAAGCTGTTACTGCCTAGTTGGTTAGAGTATCGCACACTATACCTTGACATGTAGTAATATTGGCTTATGATCTTACTGAGCTGAATTTAGGGGTTCTATTTGAGGATCTGGATCAAGATCAAGATGGATCATCTGTCTAAGGATAGATCTATCTTTTCTGAGCGTACTGTATAGGTACACCACCATATGTAGTGTACCCATACAGTAACAGCTATTTCATGCAGGATTCTCAAACTCATCAAGAACACGAATAGACACAAATGTGACGTTCTCCTGTACTATGCCTCGTGCAGTGACGTCAAAAGAGTGACCCGAGCACCTGACTCCCTGGAACAGCGCCAGTGTCTGCCGTGTTACAGTATCCTGTATTGCTGCTTCTAAGTCACCAGAGGTGATGATCTCTTCCTGTCGTGGAAGAATTCCAAGCTTTTTAAGCGAGTTACCTACTACGCGGAAAACCTGAGCGTTGAGACTGGTACGGTACGCTACCGGAACGAACTCCCGTACTTCTAGGAACTGAATGACGTCAACAGGCTCGTAGTCAATCATCTCTTCACCAGATACACCTCCTGCGAAGGCAACTGGTACCGAGTTGATTAAGAATACGGCTCGTGCTCCGCTGAAAGTATTAGATGCAGCCATGTTGAGCTATCTCCTTTAAGATAGGTAGCGTGTAAAGGAAGAGCCATGATGGAGGGGACGACACTTGCACCCTTCCTTTACGCACTGCTAGTTTATCACGTAGGTAGCACGAAAGCTACTACTGCGGCCTGAGCGGCACGTAAGACTTCCGCCAAAGCTCTGTTATCGCGTGCCTGGCCTCCTGGAGCAAACGTGTAGTTCCTGGACGCGTCACTTGAATCTTCGGGTACAGTAACTACTGCCGTCACACCCGAACCCGGTGCCGAAGAGAATGGAGGTGCAATCTGTACCGTAGACTCGTCATTCGAGATAATCTTACGGATACCAAATCCAGTCACGTCGAGCTTCTGGTTCTTGAGTTCGTCAATACGGAGGTTCAAACCACGAGTATTGAGCTTGATAGCAGACGACGACGAGCCAGCAGCAGTTGTACCAGAGAACAGTCTACTCTCTGAGATGGTTGCGCCACCTAGTTGCTGAACGATTCTTACTAGAGCATCAGCTACGATACGGCTGTCTCCGTAAACGTTTGCTGGTGGAGCGTTAGAGAACCCGAGGCGCCCCTGCAGTAGTGAGTTGATCGCGTTGTCTACAAACGTACCCTGTATGGTGTACGTGTCTCCTACTGCAGGAGCTGCAGGAAGTGCTCCAGTAGCGAAGTTCAGGGTGTTGGCATTGTTGGAGATTACAACAGCGCGACGTCCCGCAAGAGCAGCGGTTACGTTACCGGTGAACACTACAGTGTTACCGACCTGCGTGTTAGCTACATACGCGCCGGTATCCGACAGGCTGGTAGCCGTGCCTCCAGTCGCCGTTAGGTTACCTGGAAGATTGAGGGCTAGCATGAGCAGCTCCAGCGCGGAGGCCATGTCCTGCGCACGCAGGAAGTTAAGCGGCAGCGTGTCTACGCCGCCTTCGCCGCCGCGACCACCACTCAGATGGGTGGCAGCGACTGCAGCTGACAGCGAACCTGTACCTGCGCCGGGAGGCACAACAGCAAGTACAAGCGCCGAAGCAGCAGCAGATGCGTTGATAGCGGCCGCAATCAACGTAGACGTGTTCGATGCGGGTACCAGCACGCCTGTGTTTACAGCAAGCGCGATACTGATTACCGAGCCGCTTACGCTAACAGTAAGGCCGCTCGTTCCAGATCCAGGAACTGTGACGGCTACTTGAATACTGTTGCCTCGCACTCCAGGATCCTGTGCAAGGATGCGAACTGCGGAGGTTCCCGAACCCAGCGTAAGCTCCGCAGCGGAGTAGCCAGGGCCGGTACGCAGAACGTCTCGGACTCTCTTCAGATACAGAGTTACGTCGGTGGCAAGTGCAGGCATGAGAAATTACTCCTTAACTATTAAGCGGACTGTGTTGGGAGGGACAAGAAAATATCAATCAACTCGAAGTTGATTCCGGGAACAGGGAAGATACCTACGTTGAGCGTAAGGATGTCTCCCGAAGAGAATACCTTTAGCCCGTAGTACGCACGAATCGTTGCGCCTGTTGCAGGGTCTGTTGAATCTACAATGATGTTCTGCTGTCTGTAGGTCTCTAGCAGCGTGCTAGCTGTGTCCTTCACAGATGCAATTGTCGCTGGTGTTGCTTTTCTGCCTGTGAACCTACGGTCGATCGTGGTGCGTAGCCCGTAAGCTACATGTCTAACTACATCGCGGATACTGCCTTCGCTGTACGCCAGATTGTCATCGCGTACCCACGTTGTCATATCGCGTACCCACTTCGTTCCCTGGCCAGGAATCGTCTCAGCGAACATCACTCCGTTTTGGATGAAGTCCCCTGAATCCGTAACATCAGAAGGATCCCACGAAGAATCCTGTGTCAGTGAAGATACACGCAGGTACTTGTTTGTAAGCGGCTCGCCAACTTCATTGACGCCTAGGCGCATAGACGCGCCCATGACTGCCAACTCTCTTGGTCCTTTCTGTACTAGGTTGCCTGAAGATCCAACAATTGTTGGACTTTGTGCTACAAGTGCTACATCCGCATCGTTGACTACATTAGCCGCTGAAATTATCTGCGACTTATTGCCACGGAAACCTAGCCATCCGCCACGCTCCAGACCAGCTGCTCCGCGCGCCGCTGTTACGTGGTCCACAAGCTGGGCAG